ACCGATTAGGTGAAATAAATGATCGTATATCTCAACGAAATATTCCATCAAGTGCACTTCGCCCTGCATTCAATGTCCGCCCTCTTTCATCCAAGTATGCAATAATGCCGATTTTAGAGACAAGACCTGCGCCGACGGTTGAATTGCAACCTTACCAACAATTCACTACCGAATCAGTGTTTAATCCTGGTAACGGGAAAGCGCCATGGCGTGGATGGGCCGAACGAGTGAATCTAGAATCATCACTTCGAAACCAGTTTTTCGCACTACAACGAAACGATCGCGCAGTATATGTGCCGGATTCAACCAGTAGTCTATACAATGTAACAGTGGATGCACGAGAAATTACACAACCGAACCCCTATTTGTTTGAGAATGGAGCAGGTAATTTTCCACCAATGAATCCAAATCCCAACAATTTAGGCAAACTCACGTTTGAGAATTCAACACGATTCCAACTTCGCACATTGAATTGTACGTATGACGGATTCTGTACAGGTGAAGGTGGACCTACAATTGAGGCCGCAACCAATTATATTCCAGAGGAACAACTTAAAAAGAAACAAAAGGAAAAGGAGCAGAAGGTTCATGTGGCGCATATTGAGGAAGGGTTTTCTGGGGGGTCTAGGACGCAGACTGAACCGAACAAAAATATAGAGAAATTCCCAACTAATATTCCGCGTGCAACATCAGGGTCGAATGCGCGTGAATTGTTAACGATGCGTAGTCGCGCGTAGTCGCAGCACTGCGTAGCAGGTATAAACACAAATCGTGATAATCTAATATAACAATATATGCCGAATTATTGTTCTATTATAACATATTATACTGCTGTGAAATGGCTGAAGACAAACAATCCACCGGTATTCAATCAGAATCAACCGATGATCCAGAATGGAACGAATTAAATCAACTCACATTATCAGTTATGGCGAATCGGAATCTTTATGATAAATACAAGAAAAATGTGGCGAATACAAGTGACCTACTTGTTGAACAATTGTGTAAAGAGAAGACGTATTACAAAGATCGCATTATAGCGATGACGCGTGACTTATTCGATGAGCAATGCGAGAATAATGATATTAATCGCGCGCATGAAGAGTATTTGAAATCATGTATTGAATATCTGAAATGGTGTGATATTACTGAAATGGTGGAAGAGGATCAACGCACCGAAGTGAAAGAAGATATCCAAATGGTTAGACAGGAATTAAAGCAAAAAATACAAGAATCGTCGGCAGTGTCGGCAGTGTTACAAACGGAAACTATTGTAATAGAATCAGAATCAGAATCAGAATCAGAACCCGAACCCGCGCCCGAACCCGCGCCGGATAGATCAATCACCGGTCGAATTATGTCGTTTGCAAATAAAATGTGTATCCGAAAAAAAACAATGGACGACTTTATTGTGATGAAACCGATTCCTGGGAATACAGATGAAGAGATAATTGCGCGATTACCTAAAATTCGCGATTATCAGAATGAAATCATGAAACGGACGACAACGTCTTCGTATTTAGCGTGAATGAGACAATATATTAAGAACCGAATTGATTGTATCAGAAGAATAACGCGATGAGCGTGATTCAGGATCAACTGGATCGAACCAGTAATTCCGTGAAGGAATAAGTTGAAACGTCTTGAACCCGTTGACGGTTTGAGTCGCATTTGTGTCATGCACCAAACGATCAACATCGTAATAAGAAGATGATTCTGATTCAAATGCCTCGCAAAATTCGGCGTCGGATATAGCGACGCCGAGAATGTCATCTTTGATATAGTAGTTGTAATCTTTTGAAGGGATGAGTATTGTCATGATATAGTTTTCGATGTTCTCATGTAGATAGGACGAGTATTTCACTTGTAGTGTATTCACAGGAAGAGGTAATCCGTCACTATGACACCCATGAGTGTGGGCGGCGCAGTCAACGCATGATGATCCGCAGTAGCGATTCGAAATGACAGTATGCGCATAAAATAACCGTGTTTTGGGATTATAACCGATGAACGCCGTCTTGTAGTGCATAGTTCGAGTGTTATTGAAAACTTGTATGCGATACATGAAATTCGTGACTGGATGCATCGGGTTCATGCACGCGTGTTTATTCGTGATTTTCAATTCAGTAAGAGAATTGGCTGCTGCAGCATCAGCATCAGCATCATGATCATCACTCTCACTTCTTGCGTGTTCGTCTTCGTATTCGTATTCGGGTTCGTATTCGTATTCGGGTTCAACCGATTCTTCAGGTTCAGGAACAGGTTCAGGTTGAGGAACTTCTCTGGAAGATTTCCGATTATTACCGCTATATATTTTGTATGATCTCACACTGGCCTCACGAAGTGAAGGCGTGAATACGCTACTGCTAGAATTAGCGTGAGAATGAGAACGAGAACGAGAACGAGTAACGATGACCATTTCGTGCAACAATGATGAATAACGAGTATAAATAGGAATAAATAAAATATAAAAGGTTCAATTTTTTTTGACATAGTAGTATAAGTTTAGTATTTCATTGTTTGTGAAGCAAACAGAACAAGAATAATAATGGCGAGTGAAGATAAGAATGAGGAACAAGGTAACAGCAAGTTCAAAGACGTAAGTTGTGCGCCGAGAGATGAAACAGATCCGATTATCAATGAAACCAAGGATTTTTCATGTTATTCGTCAAAATCTCTCGAAAAGTTGAGAACACTTTGGAATAAGCGTCACCCAGATCAGAAAATCATGGAGACCGATCCACGCGCCATATGGACTGCTCTTAAAAATAATATGAATCAGGTGTGTCATCAGGAGGCGTGTTGGTTACGTCAGAGTTTTGCATCAAGTGATATAGATAAGGAGATGCTTCATTATACGTTTGCACCTCAAGCACCGAAAGAATGGAAGAAAGATATTCGCGAGTGGTTATCCAGTCTTGATATCGCCAATTCTCTCAAGCAATATGAACATGCAGTCCCTTCTTTTTTATTTATCGGACCATCCCCAGTGGATTTTGACAAGGTATTAGACGATGGAGAATGTGTATGGGACGAACTCTGTAATTTCGACATTATGAAACACGTGAAAAATGGGAAACCGAAAATAGGTATTGTTTTTAATACAGATCCGCATGATAAACCGGGGGAACATTGGGTGTCTATGTTTATTGATGTGCGCGCAAAGGTGATTTTTTTCTTTGATAGCACGGGTGATCGTCCACAGAACCGAATTCGTGCGTTGATGAAGAGGGTGCGTGAACAAGGCGAGGCGAATGGGATCGAATTCAAAGAGTACATTAACAACATTCATCATCAGAAGAACGATTCAGAGTGTGGTGTATTTGCGATATTTATGATTATCCATATGTTACTCGGGAAAATGACCGTGCATGATTTCTTGGATAAGAAGAAGAAGTTGACGGATAAATATATGCAGCGGTTCAGGCGGAAGTTTTTCAATGTCGACGAGAAGGTGCCGACGCCGAATGTGAAGTTCTAACGCGGCCAGGCCGTGAATAACCATCTCGCACGCCAAGGCGTGTAAATTATATAAACCCACTACGTTATGTCTATATAATTTAATAACCACCATCATTCCGGTATGTCATCTCTCGTCTCCCAAGAAAACAAAGAACTTCTATGGGGACTATTATCTGAAGAAGGTATATTCGACAGTATTCCCTCTACTGTGACCCCTCAGGAAGTGAAACATGTATTTGAGCAGATCCTCAAAAATCTCTCGGCAAACATTCCCGCAATTCACGCCGAGAGATTAAAAGAACTCTATCGTGCAAAACAGCAGGCCATTGCCGAGGAAGATTATGGCGCCGCGAAGAAAATCTGCGCCGCGATTGGCGAAATGGAGGCGCTCCGACCTAGATTAGAAAAACTGGAACAGCGTAAACAAAATGCAGTCCAGTCGGAAGATTTCGAAGCAGCCAAACAGTTGAAAAGTGAGATTGACCGGATTCGCGCGGCGTCATTATCATTAAAAGAACTCAATAAGATGGCGCTTCAATCTCTCGTGATTCATATAAACGCAATGAAAAAGGAACCGATGGGCAATCCCCAATTCTTTCCGTTGCGCGGGAGCAACAATAACAATGCCGCGGCGATTACGCCTCCTACTCCGCAAGTTCGAGAGATTTATAATGCGGAAGATTTCCATTCACAGAAACGCGAAGAAATCGAAACGAAGTTGCGAGAGAAGGAGGCGGAGTTGAGATCATATTTCGAAGTTCCGCGCCCAAAAGAGATCGATTTTTCGGATGTTCCGAGAGATTCGCAGACGAAGACCAATCCCACCACCACCACCAAGAAGAATCGTGGAGGCGGCAGCGGCGACGACGACAATGATAGTCCACTTGCGGATAACAGCGATGATATGGAAAAGATCATCGCCGAGAGAATTGCTGCAAGACAGCGCGATCTGGATGAAATCACCGAGAGAATGAAAGCGGCGAACCCACCACCACCTAACCAAATACAATCATCGTCGCAACCAATAACCGTATATAGCACGAATGATCTAGATACGCCGGCGCCGCCGCCAATGCCAGTGCCATTGACAAATGATGCGGCAAATCACAATAACAACGCACGCAGAGTCCGATTTCAGGAGGAGGAAGGTATGGACAATAATCCAATCCTACTGAAACTAAAGAGAAAACCGACGGTAGAATAATACAAATAAAACTGATGGAGAAAGCACAACCATAATACCACCATACCCCCTCCATCCCTCCATCCCTCCATCCCTCCATCCTGCCAATCGCTAAGGTTTTAGTATAAATAATGGAGTGCGAACAACGTGAGTGCGCAATTATTTATACTAAAAAAAACTAAAAGAAGTCAAACCGCGCCTGCTCCCCCGCCCCCGTCCGTGGGTCCGCCGGGATAATTGTTCGACGCCCCCGCTCCACCAAATTCCCCATTTTATACAATTCCAGGTCATAAATGATATTCGTAGCCGGGTCTTCCGCATAATCTTTGCCACTCACGGTCAATTTACGCAACGCCATCGTCTTCGTCTGTTTATTCAGTTTCTTCGTCTTGTCGTCCTCTTCCGTCGCAATATTTGGTTGATATGCGAGAGATTCATTGCCGACGCCAGCGCCAAATGAGTAGCATTGCAAGCGTTCTTTGGCGCCAGCAGTTGCGTGGGTCATGCAATCAAACGACGATTCCTTTACTGCCGTTAAAATCTGGCGTGTAATGCGTTCCTTAATATTGGAAATTTCATAAAGCGACTGGTCGGTGCTCATTGGTGTCGACCCGTCAGTCTTGCTCTTATCGTTCATTCGAATATTCAGCGATTCATCATTGTCCGTCGCCATTTGACGCGCAGTAAATCGCATCAAGTATAAAAAGACATCCACGGTTCGCAGTTCTTCTGGCAAGTCAATATGACTGCAAATACGACGTGCGCGTCCGATAATCTGTTCTGTGCGAACTGGGTGCCAGTAGGGTTCGGTGATATGCACATAGCGCACATTACGCAGGTTAATACCTTCCGCACCTGATGCAGTAATCATAAGGATCTTAATGACTTCGCCGAACATATTATTCGTGAAACGTGTAGAAAGTTGTTCTGTGATTGATTTCGGCACATTCTTCCACTTGCTATTGAAGATATTGCGGATGATTTCCTTTTCTTCGGCAGTTTCTGTTCCGGTATAAAGTGCAAAGCAGGGGCGTTCTTGTTCTTCGGGTGTCATATCAATTGTCCAGTCTCCGAGTGATGACTGTCGGATTTTAAATTGTGAGAATCCGTTTGTTTCGAGTATAAGTTTGATAATTCCGATCCCTTCCAATGTGCGGAACTGACTATAGACGAGATGAAGACCGACGTGTTGTTTATTAAGAATATTCTCTAGGAGGTGTAGGAATTTGGGACTATATGTCGCGAGTTCATCTGGAATAAGAAAACTGCCAGCGCTCACTTTCAAATCACGGATGGCCTTTGTAATTGCGGCTTGGTATTGTGCGACATAGTCTTTTTTACTAGTGACGGCAGTCGATGATGACTGTTTTTTGGTTGATCCCGCCATTATAGCTGCTACTGCATCGGAGTGTTCGCCAGTGATGACCATTTGAGCGTCCTCATCACTATCATTGCCGTCACCATTAGGACTTTTTACGCCGTCGAGCATATTTTCGTCCATTGCAGCGCTTGCGCCTTCATCGTCATCATTGCTGCCTTTTGCTGCTGCTGCTGCTGCTGCTGCACCCTTTGGTTTGCGTCCACGCTTTGGCGCCCCGATTGCGCCGCCGCCGCCGCCGCCAGATTCCATTGCTCGTGCAATACGCGCTGCCAACATTTCCGCGGTTTCGTGCGCTTCACCCATTACTCCTGCATCCGGCGTGCGTCCAAGTGCGGACGACTTTTCCAACTCGGATGCAGCAGTTCCATCATCACCAGGCAGAGGACGTCGAATGGATGGCGGGAAAACAAAATTACAGAATGCGCGTGAAAAAATACGATAGGTGGAAGAG